CAGTATTGTAGAACGCAGTTGTCGAAGCGCATATCCAACTGGATTTCTAGAAGATCGTCACCGTCATATCCAAGATCACCAAAGTTTGCTGACGTAATGAAAGCACCCTTGATGTCCCAAAGTTCGATAACAGTTCCAACTGGATCAATTAGCTTTAGCTGACAATCACGCTTGTAAAAGTCTGCATAGCCTGCTCGACCGCTCACGCTTTCAAAGTGAGTACGAATCCACTCCATTACCTGCTGTGCACCGGATGGTGCAATAGCATCATAAAGTGTGACCGAAAGCGTGTCAAATGTTGTTTTACCAGCGATGTAACGACGTGAGTTGATCCAAGGGATTTCCTTTTCGTCAGTCTTTACGCTTGGGCGCTTTGTTGATTTGATAAGATAAGCGTCAATACCTTCAATAGAAAAAACCCATCGATTTTTCCTCTTAGGTTCAAACTTATTGGGAAGCATATCAGCGACTGAAAGTGTTTCTGCCATTTTAAACTCCTTTTTTGATTAATTATTACTGAGATATCGATTATTCAAGAGATCCAGCTGCAACAAAGTCAATTGATATGAATTCAGCAGCCTTGGTTGGCTGAAGATAGATTTTTCCACGAATTGTGTTATTTTCAATATCGGCCTGAGTTGTTGTAGTTGTATCAATCTGCACGCGATATCTCTCGACACCTCTTTGCGACTGAACTTGCTTCATTATAGGTGTTACGAGTGAATTGAACCTAGCAATAGTAGATTCACGATTTGGCTCAAACAAAAGTGTGTTAGCAACAGCCTTCACTCTACGGCGAACCTCAATCAAAAGTCTGCGAACATTAACGCGATCAAGTGATGAACCTTCATGCAATAGTGTTCTTTGCCCTGAAATAACAATGCTTGGTGCTGCACCTGTTGGAACGCTTACCAAAGGATTGATACCAGCATCATAGACAGTATCAACATTTTCATTGATAAATAAGGTGTCAAGAGTTTCGCCTGGGATTGTTGCTCTGTTATAGCCTGCTGGCGCTGTCCAAGCAAATCCCACCGTGTCATTCAATGAATACGCACCAAGAACCATTGTTGATGTTGGCAATCTAACTGTCTGGGCAATTCCAGTTCCAGGATCTACTGAAACATTCACATTCGGGAAGTAAGCTGCTCCAAATGAGTTATTCAACCCACGGTTGCGGAATCGGCTAGTTGTGTAGTTTAGATTTACGTTAGGATATGAATCTGATGAGATTGATGAAGTGATGTAATTGTTATTATCATCCTTCAACTCAATATCCATAACATACAAAGCATCAAATCTTGTCTGCATTGAGCTAAGTGTGTAATCTGTAACAGCTGGATGGCGCATATCTGGGATTACAAGAAGGCTGATGTCTGAGTATGTCTTTTCACTCATAATATCAACTGCCTTACGATATGCTGCGACTGTTGGTCCAGAAAGCTGTCCTTGATTTGAATTATCAAGTTCACGTCTAACAGCTGCGTCTCTCATATAGAATTTGTCCGCATCAAAAATATTCAATCCATCAAATCCACCCTGCATGAATGTAGTAAACTTCAAATAAGAGGTAGTGGCTGTTTCTTTGAAATCTACATTAGGATCAACAAATCTACCAGTTAGTGATGCGTTGAGAATACCATTTCTTTGATAAACAGCCTCATCCCAGCGTGTTGTATCAATCTTGTCAGAGCTTGTCATTACCTGAATGTTTTCAAGTGTGAATAGATTGTTATTGAATCTGTCGGCATCAAGAACAGAACCACTGACATCAGCAATTCCAGTATTATCACCAGCCCAAGGGTTGAGATAAGAAGTATGAAACTTTGGAAAATACTTTGTATATGCAAGAAGGCTATTAGCATCTAGCAATTGTGTTCCATCATTTGGCTGTGTCAATGTGTTGTATATTGTGAACTGTGTTCCCCAATACAACTTGCTTTCGCCATAAACACCATCTGCTCCGGCTGTACCACCAACGTTGATGCTACGACGATAAGGGACTGGAAGCTCCTTAGCATTAGTCAACGGAACGTTTAGGTGTGAACTGTTACCAGCAGATCCAGTTGCAAGCAATCCGTTTCCTGATGTTACAAGGTGATAATAACCGCGATGTCCAACAGGCATTGTATTAGTTGGAATCATTTTGTTGATAACATCATCACTAATTTCTACACGAACAATTCTAGATGACTTTCCGTAAAGACCTTCTTCAACAACCTTTTGTGAATCAACTGATCTATCAAAATCGTAATAAACGTTAAGGTCGCCAATCTTCTTTCCTATAAAGCTTTCACTGTCAGGATCAAGATTACAATTAGCGTAAGATTCTATAACACCAGCAAGGTCACCATCGTCAGCATCCCAACTTCTAATCTCAACAGTAAATTTTGCATATGCTCCAGCGACTGTTGGATATTTAATGTCCTTAATTGACACCTTGTAGAGTGAGTTTGAATATTCACCATCTGAACGTGCGTGAATCTTAAATAGATTGTAGCGTGTTCCACCAAAGTTTTGTGAAACAAAATATGGTGTCATTGGGTGTGTGTATCTATCCTGAAAACCTTCGTAGTTAGGTGATGTGGTTGTTCCATTATTTCTTGACTGTGATCCAGAAAGACAGAATACAATCTCTTCAATTGCTGTTCCTACACTGACCCTTCTAATGTTTGCTTCGGCAGATACACCTGAGCCAGTTGGAACAGCAAGAACAGTAGGAATGTCATAGTGGTTATAAAGAACGTAACCATGCTCTTCCAAAAGAAGTGGATCACGATTAAGCTTTGTACCAAAATAATCATTTGATGTTGGGTCAAATGATGATGTCAAGATGCTTGGATAAGAAACTGAATCATTGTGTCCGTTTAGGAAAAGAACAAACTTCTGATTGCCTCCCTGAAGATCCAAAGAACCCGTGAACCATCCTTTAGCAGGTGACTTTGTAATTGCAGTGGAAGAGTACGTATCTGACGTTGCGCCGGGCGCTGAGCTAGATAGAGTAATCTGAACACCAGATGCTGCAAAGAGAACTCCTCTAACAATTGGCTGGGCTGCTGTTGATGACTGAAGACCAGCACCCGAAAATGCCCATGACCCAGCAGACTCAGACATGTAGCATCCAAGGAAGTATGTTCTTCCTTCAATGCCTGTAGCTGTTGCATATGGGTTATTTGCAAGTTGACCTGTTGATGTCTGCACCTTTTGTGAGCCTACAACGAAACCTGCATTTGTTACACTACCAGCATTTGGAGACGACAGGCTGCGTGTCTTACAATCACCTGCACCCAGAACTCTTACATAAGTTCCAGCTGAAGCGTTGTTAAACCATTCATGCAACGCAAATGGCGCATGATATTGAGCATTTGGTTGTCCAAATTCTTTCGCAAACTGTGTGTTATCAGCAAATGTTAGAGGAACAAATGCTGTTCCTTGAGTAGCAGTGCCAACAACGCCAGCCGAACGGCCGGATGGCTGTGCTTCAGTCGATCCGCCGGTAAGATCTATTTCTCTTAGGACTATGCCTGGGGCTGCCATTAAAAACTCCTTAATATTCTCATTTAGCTATAAGTATCACACGAACTCGACACCAGCAGGCGTGATGATGAAATCAACAGCAATAAATTCAACTGATCTTGTTGGAATAACAACAATGCGACCATTTAATCTACTTGCTGCAACATCTTCAGCTGTGTTGTTTGTATCGTCCATCACAACCTTGTAGTTCTCAATACCAGCCTGGGCCTTAATGAGAGCAAGGATTGGTGTTGCTTGGCTAACAAATGTTTTTCTTGTTGTTGCATCATTTGGTTCGAAGAGAAGACCTCTAGCGACATCCTGGATGACCCTCTTAATTTCGAGGAACAATCTTCTAACATTTACTCTGTCAAATGCTGATTTAGTAACTTGAAGTGTCTTCTGTCCAAAGATTACGAACCCTGAACTTGGGAATGTTGCAACAGGATTGATTCTGTTTTCATAAAGGTAATCGCGATCAGATGTGCTCAATCTAACATCAACGTTTGAAACAAAGTCAAGGGCTGCGCGATTGAAACCTGCTGGTGCATACCATGGGTAAGAAACCTTGTCACTGTATGAAAGAGCTCCAAGAGCAGCTACTGATGCTGGAACCTTCACGCGTCTATTATATGTTGTGTCATTGACATAAACATCTGGGAAGTATGTAGCAGAATAATTGCTGTTTGGCGCGCGACTAGTGAGAGCATCAGCTGTCTTTATTACATTTGGCTTCAGTGTAGAGTCTTCAAAGATTCTAGTGTTAGAATCTGAATATGAAGGAATGTCAAGCAAATACATTTCAAGAGCGTAAGTTGGAAGTCTTCTCATAATGTAGTCGGTAACCAAAGGATCTTTGATTCCTGGAGTTGCAATGATATTGGTGTTAACAGTAAGCTTATCAGTCATAAGCTTAGATGCAACTCTATAGCTATTAACAGCATTGTTGCTCAAACCGTTGCCGTTTGGATCATATCCAAGACCTGAGCGAGAAATATTTGTCGCCCCGCCAGCGGCAAGTCCACCTGGCTCAGTTGAAGTAGCGCGATCTCCCATTCTTGCGGCTGCTGAATCCATAATGTTTAGTCCATCAAATCCACCATAAAACATGGTTGAGAACTTTGAATAATCACTAAACTTATTGAAAAGAGTAGCTGAACCTGAAAGCATTGACGCAATTGTTAGACGATTGCCGATTGTATCTGAAATTGTGTATGTTGATGTGTCAGGGGTTCCGTTACGAATATATGCTGCTTCCTTCATGTGGGCATCAGATGTTCCTGTGACATCACTAATACTTGTGTTTGAAAAAGCAACTCTTGCTAGTGTAAATTTGTTAGCGTTAAATACGTCGGCATCAGAGCCAGTAATGAGTGCATCAAGCTTACTAATTCCTTGGAAGCGGGAGTATGCTGAAACAATATTGTTAAATTCAGTTCCGTCATTTGAATTCATGACTGAATTTTCAATTGTTCCATCAATTGTTCCAGATGGAACTAGACGTTCAAACTTAACGCCCCAGTGATATCTGGAATCTGGAATCTCAAGAATGCCTGGCTCACCAGTATATGAAAGACCATTCACTTGACCCTTAGTGACCTTGAATCTAAAAGGAAGTGGTGGAACAATAGACCCTGTAAGTCCAGTTTCGACTGAGCTGCTACATGCAAGTCTTGGAAGAGCTCCTGTTGTTCCAAATGTGCGCCCACCAAGAGTGAGGGAGCTTGCAGTGTCGGTGAGTGTCTGTGTTGTTCTAACAACAGGAATTCCTCTGAAACCAAATGGTAGTGCATTCTTTGGAACAGCACCATTGTCAAGAACAGATGATACCATCACTCTAACGTACTTGCTTGCATTTGGAAACTTTCCACTGATCATCAATCTCTGCTCAGCTTCGTCAGTTGCATCAAAGTTAAACGTAACTTTTCTGTCACCAATCTTTTTTGCAATATAGTTGCTGCTAAGTGGATTTAGATCACAACCACCGTAGTATTCAAGCACTTTTGTTGATGTGTCAGTATCATAAAGATCTCTAATAGCAACGTCAAACGTTCCATAAGGATTCTTTGGATCAGTTGATGCTCTAATGTTAGAGATTGATACCTTGTAAAGACCGTTTCCAGATGAACCGTCTGTTATTGTCTCAAAGTGGAAAAGGTCATACTCCATATTTCCAAATGGCTGAGAGATAAATGACGGTGTACGAGAAGTTGTGTAACGAGTATCATACTTACCAAAATTCTGAAGCCACGAGCTGGTGCTTCCTGATGTGATAGCTACACAACTATCACCTGCTGTGTCAATTCCTGCAATTTCATTATCAACAGGAAAATCTAGATAGAGAAGATGCTGTTCTTCTTGGAACTTCTTTGGGTCAGTATTAAGAACTTTTGCAAAGTAATCTGTGTTATTTGGATCAAATGAAGCAGTCAGCATCTTAATGCCAGGATTGCCATCAAACGATGCAAATGATGATCCAACTGATGATGAAATCGCAAACTTAAACTTTAGATAAGTTGTTGATGAGGAGTTAAGATCAACTGATGCAATATCATCGATTGTGGCGCCTGTTCCTGCCCACTGTGAATTGGCACCGGTCATATCAAGAACCATTCCGCGGGCGCCTGTAGGAAACATAATAACGCCGCGAACAATGTTCAGTGTGTCGCTGCTTGCTGGGTTAAAGCTTGGGTTGTCACTGAAAATTGGAAAACCCTTCCACTCAGAAGGAGTGGCCGAGCTTGCTGGAAGCGCGTGACGAGCTGTAAGAAACTGAACAACACCTGACTTTCTAAAATCAAGAGCTGGTAATCCTCCAGTAGAACCTGTTACTCGGAATCCTGCGTTTTTGACGGTTCCATTTGCAGCAGTGCTTGACACATCGGCTGCTGTTGAATTTGCACCTGCACCAAGAACTCTTATGAAAGTGAGGGCTCCCTTATTCTTGAGAAATTCATTTGCGGCATATGAAGCAGGACGCTCAGGATCGAGACCTCCAAACCTTGCCGTAAAATCAGAGAAAG